CCAACAGCATCTCCAACAGCATCTCCAACAGTATCTCCAACAGCATCTCCAACAGCTTCACCAACTGCTTCACCTACATCATCTCCTACATCATCTCCAACTGCTTCACCTACATCATCTCCTACATCATCTCCAACAGCATCTCCAACAGCATCTCCAACCGCATCACCAACCTCATCACCTACAGCATCTCCAACCGCATCACCAACAGCATCTCCAACAACATCTCCAACCGCATCTCCAACAACTTCTCCAACAGCATCTCCAACTACATCACCAACATCTTCACCAACAGCATCTCCAACAACTTCTCCAACATCATCTCCAACAGCATCTCCAACAGCATCTCCAACAACTTCCCCAACAGCATCTCCTACAACATCTCCAACCGCATCTCCAACCGCATCACCAACCGCATCTCCAACCGCATCTCCAACCGCATCTCCAACCGCATCTCCAACAGTATCACCAACAGTATCACCAACAGCATCTCCAACCGCATCACCAACAGCATCTCCAACAGTATCTCCAACAGCATCTCCAACAGCATCTCCAACAGTATCTCCAACAGCTTCACCAACTTCTTCACCTACAGTATCTCCTACCACATCTCCAACTACATCACCAACATCTTCTCCAACAACATCTCCTACAACATCTCCAACCGCTTCTCCAACAGTATCACCAACAGCATCTCCAACACAACCTCCTCCAGATATTAGAGTGAACAATTCCTATAATTCTGGAAAATTCTACAAAATAGATAAAATTAAACAACAATTAAGTATTTCTTTAACAAATCAAGGTTCTGATTCAAAAGGAATAAACAATTCGGGATATGATTACGTTGAATTATATTATATTTATGATGATGATAAAAAAATTTTAAATTTAAAAGAGTATTTTATAAGTGATTCATTGAAAATTAGTGAAATTACATATAATTCGAGTAAGAGATATTTTATAAAATTTCCATCTATAGAAAAAAATATAAATTTTACTTTTACATTAAATATATCAGAATGGTTAGTAAACAACAGAAAAGATACAACTATACCAATGTATTTTAATATTGTCCCAAGTGAAGGAATATTGGGTGAAAATAATAATATTCATGAATTTGTTTTAGATAATAGTATAAATATAACACTGTCAAATAAACCAAATACAATTAGTAATATGGATATTTTATTAATTACTGTTCCATATTTCAATTCATCGAATACACATTTTATTAATTTTTATCCGAATACGATTACAAATTTAACAGAAAGCACCCCGGTATCTAATATTACTATTAATAATAATCTATATGTTGAATTATCATATTCATTTATTCCTAAAAATAATATTTCTAAAAACTTGCCTACTATTTTTACAATTAACAATATAGGAAATAATAATCAAATAACTATAAATACTTCAAACTTTATTCCAAATCATTATAAAATTGTATATTTCAATTCTAAAAAAGGTATTGATAATTATTCGTCAAATAAATTAGATTTTAAATATAGAAATATTTATTCCCACATTTCAAGATCAAAATTATATATAAATATTGATGGATTTTCTTTCGCTAATAAAAATGATTGGATCGGGATATTTACATCATTTAATTATTTAGAATTGAATGATGAAAAAAAAATTATTGATCCACTGTCATGGACAGTAGACTTTTCTGGACCAGATTCCTTATTAAATACTTCTCCTAAACAATTTAGATATTTAAATAATGAAACAATAGAACCATCTAACAAAAAAGACATATTAATAAAAAAAAATACCAATGGACAGCTAATTAATCCTATTAACTTTAGTATAAGTACGTATCCAGAGAATACTAAGTTTTACATTTTTTATATTGATCCCAGTTATGGTTATATAGGTCCTAAAATAATAAGTAAGATTCCATTCACCGAATCACCAACTATTAGTCCAACCTCTTCACCTACAAACACACCTGAATATGTTAATTTAAAATTTAAATTTATATATGACGAATGGATTACAGAATCTTCATGGGAAATTAAATCCACCGATCGACTAATAATTAAATCCACCGATCGACTAATAATTAGCAGAGATAAAGAATCATTGTCACCAGGTCAAAGTGCCAGCTCTCTAAATTATAAAGTAAATAAAAACACTTCAAATTTTTCTAATACATGGTGGATTAATGGAAAAAAAAATAATTCTGATTCAGATCTATCAAATAATAATGGAACATTAAAAATATCAGAAATTATTAGTAATACCTATATTGGGTCTAAATTCACGAGGGAAATTGTTATTACACGAGTTCCTAAAGAAGTATATAATATTATTTTAAAAGATAGTTATGGTGATGGCTGGATTGAAAATAATTCTATTAATAATACACCATGTTGTATAATTTATTGTAATAATGACACACTAAATCCAAAAAATTCAAATGAAGATGATATTTCTGATCTAGGAAAAGGATTAAAATGGTTTAAAATTCAAGAAATAATAATGCAAAATAATAAAATAATTCAAAGTGAACTAGATATCACTAATAGATCTAAAACAGATTCACCAACGTCATCACCAACTAATTCACCCACGCTATCACCAACTAATTCACCTACGTCATCACCAACTAATTCACCTACGTCATCACCAACCGCATCACCAACCAATTTCCCAACCTCATCACCAACCAATTCACCAACGAGTTCACCTACATCATCGCCAACTAATTCACCAACGAATTCACCTACATCATCACCTACATCATTACCTACATCATCTCCGACTAATTCACCAACGTCATCCCCTACTAATTCTCCCACGTCATCACCTACATTATCTCCCACCAATTCACCAACTAATTCACCAACTAATTCACCCACATCATCGCCATTTACTAATTCTCCCACATCATCACCTACTAGTTCACCAACGTCATCACCTACAGAATCACCAACAGAACCACCAAAGGCTGATTTAACTTTTTGGTATAACTTTTATGAAAATGAACATGTAAAAAATAAAATAGATCTTTCAGTTAAATCTTTAATTGTCTGGTACAACTCCCAATTTATATCAACACATAGTCTTAAAAACATTTCATGGTCAACAAGTATAGAATATAATAATAATAATCCACCTTTTAAATATTATAATAGAGACATTTCCTTAGGAGACATCAGTGACATAATATATGTAGGAATTAAAAATATAAGTGAAAATGATTCACGAGGTAATAATTATACTCGAAAATCTTCATTTAAAATATACACTAAAAATAATATTGGAGAAGAAATTAATTTTTCTCAGTTCAGTAAATTATTAAATATTACTTATGATTCAAATGATTATGGAATAGTATATGATAAAGATGGTAATTATTTAAGACAACTTAACAATTTGAATATAAAAAAAATATCATTAGGAAACAATAGTTACTTTGAGTATGATTCTTTAGGTAATGGTCAACATTTATTAATTAAAATTGAATTACAATATTGGACTAAAAACGTTCATAATTATCTTGAGATAAGATTAAATCCGGATAATTTAGAAAAAGAAGAACAAACAAGAAATAATAATTGGTTAATTTGTTCAGATAGGACTACAGAAATAGATTATACTCAAAATTTAGCACCTAAAATAATTTCAACTAGATTTGATTCATCGAGTTACAATACTCTTTCTGTTACTATAAAAAATAATTCAGGGGGAAATAATACTGATTGGATTGTTTTAACACCAATTTTTAAAGATGAAAATGATCATATTTTTTCAGAAATAAAAGACTCTAATTATAACGTTTTCGGAGATGAAGGAAAAGGATGGATGTATATTCATAAAAATTTAGGATCATCACCTGGTTCATCCGATGAAATTACAAGAACTCTAACTTTAGATAAAAATTTAATAAATATATATATTTCCGATGTTCTTAAATTACCAAAATGGGATGGGCCGTTTTTTATATGGCTATTGTCCTCAACAAAAGATGATAATAATAATTATATTGTCAATGATAGAAAATATACATCATCGTATCGCATAACTACTACTTCTTCACCAACATCTTCACCAACATCATCTCCGACATCTTCACCAACATCTTCACCAACATCTTCACCAACATCTTCACCAACATCTTCTCCAACATCTTCGCCGACATCTTCACCAACATCATATCCTGATTTAGATTATCTACTGTCATATACTAGAGATACTGATAACATGAATAATACGTATAAGTGGAAATATAATGATCTAATTTATGAGATAACGGATATAAATTGGACCAAATTACCCTGGACATATGATTTATATAAAAATAAAAAAATATTGGAAATAAATATAATTAATAATAGTTCAATAGATTCAACAGGTTACAAAAATACTAATTGGACATATCACCAAATTAATTTATTGAATTCCTCAAATAATAAAATTAAAAATATTACAAATATGTTTACAATATATACTAATTCTATAAGTATTTCGGATTTAGTTCAGCCTGTAGATGATGATTTTGAAATTCAAAAGATACAATACAATAGTAAATGGTATATAAGACATACTTCATTAAAAGCTAATCAAAATCTTAAAATTCCACTTAATTTTTTCCCAAGTGATGGAGATTCAGATATAACAAATAAGATAAATATTGAGTTTAAAATGAATGTAGATGATGATTTTCAAGAAATAAAAAAAACGAATAATTCACTAATTATATATAATGTAATGACGGAATTTATAGATCCGTATGTTACAATTAATGTTTTTTCTAAATCTAATAAAACTATAAATCCTATTAGAAACGAGCATATACAATTAAATACTGATAATGAGTTTATAGGTAGTAATATTGGTTCTACCAAATTAGGATATTATAAATACAGTTTTAAATCTCTAATAAGGCAAATGAATTATAATTCAAATGATAAGGATATAAAATTAGTTAAAAATATAGAAGGTTTTAATAATGAAATAGACGATTTTATTTATATTTTACCAGGAAGAAATGATAAAAATAAAGCATTATATTTTGAATTAGATATTGGACTTGATGATTTCAGTTATATTCCTTGGGAATTAAAAATCAAAATGAAAATTAAAAATTGGTCTAATAATTGGGGATGTCTTTTTAATACTAATCCCAATAATGATGGTATGTTATTTTTACAAAAAGATTCTACTAATATTAAAAATACAAAAATAGGATGGAAAAGTAATTATCTAGAATCTGATAGTAATAAATTTGAACAAGGTAACACATCTAATATGATAGATTTACAATCCGACGTATTTGAAGTAATATTATCTATTACTAATAATTCGGGGTCACTTCATATTTTAGATAATAATGGAATAGAAAAACAACTCATATTAGGCGACGCATATCTTCAAAAGGGATCATGGTTCCCACCTCTAAGTTCATATTCGTCTTCTGAACCAAACAAAAATGATAACATTTATCAAAATTATAATTTAATAGATCCAAGTGGAACAGGAGCACACAAATTAGGTTCTTGGATTACACAGATAGATAGCTCTACAAATATTACATCCTTTTCACTATTTACCGATAATAATAGTTCTTCTGAAATAATTAACGAAATATATATAGGTGATATTGAACTAAATATATATACAGATAAAACTGATTCTCCCTTTATATTCAATACCGAATGGTCAATGGATTTAGATACTTTAAATGTTACTATAAAAAATGGAAAAGAAGCAAATGAAAATAGTTGGTTAGGAATTTATGAATACACAATAGGATCAGTTAATATATTTCCACAAGACGATTATAAATCCTGGAAATATATCCATAATAATAGCAATACAGATATACCAAATACTAGAAAAATAGACTATAATTTAGAAGTTAGTTTAGATACAAATTCATTAAATAATGGTAACAAATATATATTATTTTTATTAAAAAACAATTCATATGACGGGAGTATTGAAAACGATAGTTATCCTACTTATCATTTTGTAGAAATTAATAAACCAATATCTTCTCCTAAATATATTAATAAAAATCTACAAATTAGAAAAGTATATAGTAATAATTATGATTTTGCTATACTTAGGAATAATGGCTCAATATTAACTTGGTGTTCTGATGAAAATATAATAAATAAAACCATAAATGATGCTAATTATATTAATATTTATTGTGGCAAAAACAACTTTTCTGCTATAAATGACGATGGGTGTATAAAATGCTGGGGAAAAAATTTATACCAATTAAATAACCCGCCAAATAATAATGGATATATTAAAGTAGTTTACAATGACAGAGCGGCGGCTGCGTTAAACAGTGATGGACATATTACAACATGGGGTAACGATAGTTATGGTGGTAATATAACATTTAACGATAAAGAATATATTGACATTTTTTCTAATAATATACAATTTACTTCTATAGATAAATATGGCTATATACATACTTGGGGGAAATTTAAAAAAATAAATGAAAATAACATACAATCTCCTATAAGTAATGGCTGGAGAAAAATATATAATAATTTAGAATCTTTTTGTGCAATAAACGATTATGGAGAACTATATTCCTGGGGAAATACAAATTTCGGTGCTTTAGGATATATGGGGGGAAAAAATTATACTGATATAACGTCAACTTATAATTCATACACAGCTAGAGATATTTACGGTGAAATTATATCTTGGGGAAATGATAGTAGTAATTTCCCATTAAAAATTAAATTTAAAAAAATTTTTTCTAATAATTTTGCTTTTTCGGGTATTGATATTAATAATAAAGTATATACATGGGGTAATAAAAATAATGGTGGAAATATATCTAGAGATTTGTCAAATATAAAAAAAATAGTATCAAATAATAATCAATTTACATCGCTGAGTTATGATGGAGAAGTATACACTTGGGGTAATATAAGACCAGGAGATATATCATATCCTTATGGGGAATTTAATGATATATATTCTAATGAGTATTCATTTGCTGCTTTAACAAGTAATGGTAAAATAAATTCTTGGGGAAATTATATGTGGGGAGCAATAAACAGTCCTAATAAAACTGGATATACTAGAATTTACTCTAATAATAAATCTTTTATAGCTATTAATATTGATAATACTATAGCATATTGGGGATGTAATAAAAATAAATATGTCCAAGAAGTAATTTTATAATTGAAATAATATCTAATTATAATTTATTATGTCAATTATTACAAATAACGGTAATATTTATATAAGAGGTAATATTATTAATAATGATGATAATGGTTTAGAAAATAATGGAAATATTTATTTAAATTCATTAACTACATTTACCAGTAATCGTTTTAAAATAAATAGTAAAATTTTAGATATTCCATTAACTTTAGAAGAATACAACGAAAACATAAATTCAATAAAAAATTGGATTGGTAAAACCCCGAATGTATTCGGAAACATATATCATCCCGACAATTTACCAGATTTATGTGTTAAAAGTGGTAAAATTACAGAAGACCCTGATTCCTCGCCTCCCTCATTAAAAGTGAAATGTGATATACAAAATGTAGGAGGTATAAAAACTGTCGGATACACTATTGACGGTATTACTTATGATTTTTACGCTATTTATGAAGTATCTAAAGATATTGTAGATAATATTGAAGGTATAAATTTCCAAGGCCCTATTTCGTATAATCATGATGGAGACACATATTGGCTTAAGAAATATATTAGATCAACAGACACTATATTAAATAATATGGATAATAAATATACTTTTAACAATAATGGTTATGAAATTAAAGTTGATAGTTCATTAGAAGAAGGTATTTTATCATCTCCACTTTTAGAATGTTCTGATAAAGTGTCTATTGAATTGGTTTACGATAAAACTAAACTTAAAGAGTTTTTAGGGAAGAATATAGGAGAAGAAACTGACTTTCTTTTCGTTGCCGATGACCCTTATTATAATAAGTATGGAATGACTGATGAAATAATTGATACTAATATATTAAATAATAACAATTGTTATTTTTTTCAAATAACTTTTTAATAAAAAGTGAGTACTTAAAAAAAGATACCTTTTTGAGAAAAAAGTTCAAGTAATTTTTTTTTTTTCAAAATGAATAAGTAAAAAAAAAAAAAACCCCCCCCCTCTGTTTTTAAAAATGTAATTTTAAGAAATTTCTTAAGAATTTCTTAAGAAATTTTGAAACCTCATAAAAATAGTAATTTAGACTAATAAAAAAACACGAACATTCGGTAATAAATATAACGATAAAAAAAGCTAAAAAACAGCTAATAAATTTCTTAAGAAATTTCTTAAGACAAAATAAAATTTAAGCTAAAATAAAAAGATTTATAGATGTTTGTCTCGATAAAATTTGAAAAAACCAAAACTTTATATTAAGAAATAAATAAGAAATTTCTTAAGAAATTTAAGAAATATTAAGAAATTTCTTAAGAAATTTAAGAAATAATAAGAAATTTCTTAAGAAATTTAAGAAATATTAAGAAATACTAAAAAAATCTTTAATAATAAGAAATTTCTTAAGAAATTTAAGAAATAATAAGAAATTTCTTACTTAAAAATATATTATTAAATTAATAGAATGCCTAAATATCAATGTAAAAGATGTGGTCATATTTGTCATCAAAAAGGTGATATAAAGAAGCATTTTAAACGCAAAAAACCATGTATATCAAAATTAAAAGATATAGACTTTAATCAATTATATAAAAAATTCAATGAAAATTCAGAAGATTTTCTATATATAGAAAATAACAATAAGCCGTCTAATATTTCAGAAGGTCACATTAATATACCCATTGAAAATGAATTAAGTAAAACTATATCGTATTCAATATTTAAAGAATTACAACAGGATATGGAAAATAGAGAGGCTAAATTTAAAGAAGAAATAAAAATACAATACGAGGAAAGAGAACAAAAATGGAGGGAAGAAAGATTAGAATTAAAAAAAGAAATAGAAAAATTAATGGAAAAAGTAGGCGATACTCATAATTATCATCAGACTTTTAATCAAAATAATTTTATTTTAAATAATTATGGAGAAGAAAATACTAAATATTTATCAAAGGAATATATGTTAAATTTAATTAAAATGCCCTATGGGTCAATACCTAAATTGATAAAAGACATTCATTTTCATCCAAAACATCCAGAAAATCATAATTTAAAAATTACCAATAAAAAATTACCATATGTACAATTGTATAAAAACAGTAAATGGACGATCCACGATAAAAAAGATGTAATAAATAATATAATAGATGATAGCTTTAATTTAATCGATGAACATTATAATGAAGCAAATAAAGAAGATTTTCAAAAAAGAAAAATTATAAATTATAAAAATTTTCAAAATGATATGAATAACCATGATAAGACTATTAAAAAAAAAATAAACAAGGAAGTTGAAATTTTAATTTTAAACGAAAGTAAGACAAAATTAAATTGATTTAAAGTATTATTATGTAAATAAATTATGAATGAAAATATATCCAAAAATATATCCAAAAACAAAGTTAGTGATATAGTATCTTTTATTACAAATGATAGAGAATTTATAGAAAATATTGATCAAGGTGAAATATATAATTTTTTTAGTATATATTTTGATAATTATTATAAAGAGAAAAAAGAAAAATATTATCAAAATTTATCAATTTATGGTAGAAGAATAAACAATAATTTACCTGAATGGATGATAGCACGTTTAATATATATAGATAAGTATGATTCTATGAGTAAATTTGGAAATAAAAATATTAATAATTTTTTAAAAAAAAAGGCAATTATTAATTTCTGTTAATATACTTAGATGTCATTAAATAAATCTAAACCAATCAGAATTCCAAAATCTAAAAAAGAATTTAACAATTTGGAAAAATATTCAGAATATGAATATAAATCCCCTAATCCAAATTTAAATATAAAGAATGAAGAAGAAATATTTATAGAAAAGTTTTATTATATGAATGATAATTTTGATCCAAATAAACCTCCTAAAAAATCACCACCCATATCAAAATCCTTTAAAGAATTTTATTTAAATAACGTTGCAAGTAAGGTATTAATTAATTAGATATATTTTGAATAATATCATTTAAACAATTTTTAATTTCGATATCTTGATCTAAATTACTTGAATTTGTATTAATTATAGTATAACTTCTTTTAATTATTTTTTTACCATTTTTAGTATAACCCAAACTTATTGTTTTAGGTTGTAATTTTAAATTATTACATTTTAATATTTGTCTTAAAAAATTTATTGAATGATTTTTTTGTTTAATAGAACAGTTTTTATGAAGTGATGTTAATTTAGAAGACTTATAAATACTCTTGGCTTTTGGAATGAGTGTTAAATATTGTTCTCGCACATAAGGTGATAATAATAAATCTCTATTTATTTCTAGACCTGTTATATTGTTAATACTACTAATATTAATATTTAAGACTTGAAACATTTTTTTTAAAAGATATAAATTTTTAAAATTATCCATAATATTATATATTTTATAGAAAAAAACTTTTATATATATACACACGGAAAAGAATTATAAATAAAATAATAAATTTGATTTTTAAACGGATTATTTTATTTTAATAAATATGTCTTTTTTAGAAAAGATCTTCAATCATGATATAACAAGATTAATTAACAATATTAATACTAAAAAATCTTGGGACTTAGAATTAGAAAATTATATAAATATCCGTATTTCGAATCAAAAAAGATGCTTAAGTAGAATATGGGACTCTGATCAATGGGATATAAATAAACAATGTATAAATCCAACTGGCTTTGGAAACTTATGTTTTAGATGTATGAAAAAAAAAAATAGTGCAGGTTTAGTAAATATATATCCGGAAGAAGATTCTATATTAAAATATTATAGAGATGGAATATTAAAATTAAAAAAAATGGATCCTGATAAATATAAAAGTAGAAATATAGAAAATGAAATAAATTTAAACAAATATAAAACATTTATAAATAAACATGAAATAAAAAAAATACCTAAAAAAAAATCTATTAAAAAGAGTAAGATGAATGTTGTTTTTAAAAAAACAGAAAATTCAGATAATATATTGGAAAAAAATTCAACTATTAATACTGAAGAAAAAGAAAAAAATATATCTAAGTTATTAAATAGTAGTGGAATTTTAAATGATTGGTGGAATAGTGAATATACCGATAAGTTACGCATTTCAGATTACGAAAATGGATCTGAATATATAGTTGCCAGAGAAAGCACTGATGAGGGAAATTATATATTGAATAAGAATCAAGTAATAATAGGAGAGTTCAGAGATTGGGAAGATGATGCTAATAATATTCCTGATGACTTAAAAAATAATGAAAATATAGTTTTAGATCCGAATTCCGCAATTCCAATACAAGAATATATAGTATATGATAAAAGTAGTATATATCACGATTTAACAATAAAAAACTATAGATGCTACCGTTACAATGAACAGCAAAATACCTTAATTTACACTAATGAAATAGAATTTTTAAACTAAATATAATAATTGTCGTTATTTATAATTGTTTTAATAATAAAAAATTTATCGTTTAATAATTCATCGATACTAGGCCGTTTTAATGGATCAAAATGAATACAAATTTTTATAATGTCTTTTAATTGTTCATTATTAATTAAATCTAAAATTTTAGGAAAATAATTATTTATTTTATTTTTCCAAATTTTAACAATATTTTCACATTCGTCATATGGAGTTTTGTTAGTATATATCTCTAACATAGTTAATCCAATAGCATATATGTCTATTTTATTATCATAATCACCATCAAATAATTCAGGAGCCATAAATTCGGGAGTTCCAACAACACTATTATTATTTAATCTTTTATATTTAAAAGATAATCCAAGATCACCTATTTTAATTTCACCTGTATTACCATTAATAAATATATTTTCACCTTTTATATCTCTATGGATAATATTTTTATCATGTAAAAATTGTATTCCCTTAAATATCTGTATAAACCATCTATTAAATGCTTCTAAACTAACTATTTCCATTTCATTTCTAAAATTTTTTAAAGTTCCCGAAGAAGCTAATTCTGTAATAAAGACTAAATTATTATTATTTTGATTATACCAACATCCATGAAAATTTATGATATATTTACACTCGTTGTTAAAACTATTTAGAGTTTTTATTTCATTTTTGATTAAATCTATATCTCTCTCTTTCATAAAGCCTACATCAACTGAATTCCATGCTATTTTTTTACCAATAAGAGTATTAAAACCTTCATATACTGTTTTATAAGCACCTTTTCCTAAAATAATATTAGTTTTAGTAAAATTTCCTTGAGGAGACAATTCTTTGTTGTCCATTATTATATTAAATATATTATTAATTAGTAAAAGATATTAAATATAATATAGAATAATAATAAAATATTTAAGAAAATAATTATTATTTACCATATAATTACACGATAATTGCGATGATGATGTAAAATTCTTAATTGGAACAATTCTTCTTGAGATAATTTATTCATATATAAATAAAATCTATATATTATCCTGGCAATCCATAACCCAATTATACCACAAAATATACTAAAAACAAAGGAAAAGGTAAAATCATTTTGATGTTCACTATCTATTAAACTAAACAAATATATTGAATATCCTATCCTAGCAATATTACCCACAAAGTTATATATAAAATAAGTTAAAGTTGGACAAGTATAATATTTTTTTGCTCCATAGTAACCATTATACGCTATAAATATAGTTATAAAAAAATATGGATTATACAGAGCATATATAAATGAGAAGAAAATATCTATAAGAGATAGCCATTTAACAGTTTTCCCTAAACTATAACACATTAGCATATTTTCACTTATTTCTCTATTTTCAGGTATTGGATCTACCAATATAACCGGTATATTATTATTGGGCACACTTATATCAACAGATTCAGCGTATGCTGTTTTGATTACTTTATTATTTTTAGACATAATATATAATACAATAATTATGTATATTTAAATAGTTGTATTATATAACTCAAATGAATTATTTTTATATTTAAAGATCTATACATAATATATTTAAAATATGACTATAATATTCCCAGAATTGGAAGATTTATTGATTGAATTAGTATCATTAAAAAAATATAAAAAAACTTCATTTAATTCATTTATTTTAAAACATATTGAAAAAACACAAAAAAAAATTGTTATACGCAAAATAGTGAATTTATTAAATAGTGCGAAAAAAGAAGATTGTTTTCATAATCCAGATTTATTTATATTATATAGTAAATTATAAAAATATTACTTAAATATTTAAAATATTACTTAAATATTTAATTCTTATATATAAAGTATAATGATTAGTAGTGTTTTTAAGAAATTGAATAATAATAGATTTAAAACGTCTATTCGAAATTTACATATAAGTAAAAATATAAATCCTCAATTACTCACACCTGGTTTAATTCATTTTTTGGACGGTTTACATAATAATCATAAAGAACAATTAACAGATGTCTTTAATAAAAGACGAGAACAGTATAATGTAGGAGAGTATAATTATAGAAAAGATACTCAGGAAATAAGAGAAAGTG